TGAGATCCTGGCTGAGATCAACCGTGAAGTGATCCGTACTGTGTATCTGCAGGCAAAGGTCGGTGCTCAGAACAACGTTGCTAACGCTGGTATCTTCAACCTCGACACCGACTCCAACGGTCGCTGGAGCGTTGAGAAGTTCAAGGGTCTGATCTATCAGATCGAGCGCGATGCCAACGCTATTGCACAGCAAACTCGTAGAGGGAAGGGCAACTTCATCCTCTGCTCCGCTGATGTTGCTTCCGCTCTGAATATGGCTGGCGTGCTGGACTACACCCCTGCACTGTCCACCAACGGTCTCCCCGATGACACTGGTAACACCTTCGTTGGTACCCTCAACGGCGGCGTTAAGGTCTACGTGGATCCTTATTCTGCAAACCTGGCTAACGACCACTACTACGTGGCTGGTTATAAGGGTAGCAGCGCATATGACGCAGGTCTCTTCTACTGCCCCTATGTGCCCCTGCAGATGGTCCGCGCCGTGGATCAGGGTTCCTTCCAACCGAAGATTGGCTTCAAGACCCGCTACGGTATGGTCGCCAACCCCTTCGTGTTCAAGGCAGATGGTTCCGCTGTGGGCGAAGACCTCAACAGCGCCACTGGCAAGGGACGCAACCAGTACTACCGTCGCGTGCTGGTCCGCAACCTTATGTGATCCATCATCACATATTCCTCAGGGGTCCTTCGGGACCCCTTTTTTTATGTAAATTTTTTGTTAAGTAGTTTGTGTAGCGATGTATGCACATAATAAGAGTCAATACGATACACCGTGGATCGGGGAAAATTGTCAGGGTTCACGTATAATTAGTAGCAGGAATTGGAGTTACGCCAATGCACTGAAACCTAACTTCCATTTTATTATGATTTTCTTCTGAAACCGTGGGGTTAAACTATGCACAACATATTGTCTCGTAATCAATTAACTGAATGGCGTCATTTTGAAGAGACTCTCGATAAACTGGAAATCGAGAATCAGATGGTTGAAAAACTGAATGACTACTATGAATGTTTAATCGAGTGCGATGAGGATTCAGCTGCTTGCAAAAGAATCTGTAGGGGTATTCTAATGTAGCTTATAATGAGTCTTGTACTGGGGGGTCTTGGACCCCCCTTTTTTTGTGCTTACCCTGTTTACCCTGCATCTTATATAACTTATATAAACTGTTTTGATTTGCTAATATATTTTCTGTAGGTCCTGCTTTTTCCTTGCTTTCTGCCTATATATCGTGTATACTTACCGCATATTCAAAACACCCCATTATGCAAGACACTAATTTCATCATCTGTACTCCTGAAGGCATCACCCCGTTGGGTCAACGTGGTGGCAGCGGTGGCGTCAAGTACCCCTGGATGTCAGAGCAAATCAAAGTCGGTGGTGGGTTCTTTGTTGAGCGCACTAAGGAGCAGATTGATACTGATAAAGCACGTCCTAACGTTCCTGCAACTCTGAAGGAAACTGGACGTAAGTTCTCTGTTGTCAAAGTTCGTCGTGACCTGCCTGGCGATCGTACACAGTTCGGTTACTATTGTAAGCGAATCAAGTGACACGGTGACAATCTTAAGAAAGACTCCCTAGAAGGGGGTCTTTTTTTATGCTATATAAGGACAAGAGCGTACCCCTAAATGAAAACTCTGTCTAATTATTTCTCTCCCGAAGGAGATCGCACTGCAGTGGTTGTGTATGACCGTGATGGGTTTGAAGTCTTGTGCACACAATCACTAGAAAAAACTTTAGAGAAGCGTACGTTTGATAGAGAATGGGACGCTAATGATTTTGCGGAAAACTGGGTTCTCCGTAAGTAACTAAATACCCCAGTAGTGCCTGGAGTTATTATGTCTGCGGTGTGGTTGCAAGATCAACCTGATAACAGAAACTTTTTATCGCCAGTCGGTTTCAAGATGAAGATCGACATCTTTCCTGGTGTTGACTTCTTCTGCCAATCTGCAAACATCCCTGGCATCACGGCACAAGTCAACGAAGTATCTACTTCCAGAAGAAGATTACCTATCCCTGCTGCAGGTGGTACTACGTTTGATGATCTTACAGTTCAGTTCCTGGTTGACGAAGACCTAAAGAATTACCTGTCTATTTGGAATTGGATTAACGATACTACTCTGGCATACGAACCAGATGACAGCAAAGAACCACAGTTTTCTAATGCACAACTGTTTGTTCTTACCAACAACTTTAACACAAACTTTGTTGTTAACTTCGACAGTTTGTTCCCTGTAAGTCTTAACACACTTGCATTCAATGCGGGAGCAAATGATGTAGAATATCTTATCGGCACCGTTACATTTAAGTACGGTTACTATGAATTCTTGAACTTGTCCCAACGTAAGTATGAACCTTGATCAATTGAAGGATATGTGGAAGCACGACTCCACTGTCCTAGATGGGAACGACGGTTATCCCGACTTCCTTAAAGCTTGTAATGAAACACCATATCTTCACTCCAAGTACCTGGATCTCTTTTGCGATTACAAATCGCGAATGATTGATCAGGAGTTTGCTTACAAGTTTCTCTACAAAGAGAAGTGGATGTATTACAAAAAGAAGGCACCTGCGTCAGCGTACAAGGATGTTCCTTTCGATTTGAAGTTGACAACTAAAGACGAAGTAGAGATGTTTCTTAATGCGGATGAGGATCTTGCCAAGCATTCCGCAAAGATAAAGTACTACGAGATGATTCTATATTTCCTGGAGTCTGTTCTCAAACAAATCTCTGCCCGTCAATATCAGATTAAAAATGCTATTGAGTGGGAGAAATTTAGAAGTGGCGGACATTAAACTTCAGAAGAAAAACGAAGTCTTTAACGTTATTACTACGGAACCTCATATTCATCGTGAACTCTCTGAGTATTTTACGTTTGAGGTTCCTGAGGCAAAGTTTATGCCGTTATACAGGAAGAAGGTGTGGGACGGAAAGATTCGTCTCTACTCTCCTGGCAATGGTGAAATCTACGGTGGACTCACGGAGCATTTGCTGCACTGGTGTAAGACGATGCGCTACACCTTGGAATACGAAGACAACAAATTCTTTGGTATGCCTGATGCTATGAACAAGGAAATTTCCTTGTCTGGTGTCCGTACATTTATGAAGGGTATTACTAAACTGGAACCTCGTAACTACCAAATCTACGGTGTATACGAAGCTCTGAAATATAATCGCAAACTGCTGCTGTCCCCAACTGCTAGCGGTAAGTCTCTGATGGTTTACGGCATTGCTCGCTGGCACGTTGCCAACAAACGCAAAGTCCTGTTGATCGTTCCCACAACTAGTTTGGTAGAACAGATGTACAAGGACTTTGAAGATTACGGTTGGAATGCCGAAAAGCATTGTCACAAGATTTACTCTGGACAGGATAAGTACAAGGATTCTAACGTAGTAATTACTACTTGGCAATCCATTTACAAAGAACCACGTAAATGGTTTGAGAGATTCGATTGTGTCATTGGTGACGAAGCGCATTTGTTTAAGTCGAAATCTCTTACTAAGATTATGACAAAATGTCATAATGTAAAGTACCGCATTGGATTCACAGGAACTCTAGATGGTACTCAAACACATCAGTGGATCCTAGAAGGTTTGTTCGGTCCTTGCGAACAACTCGTGAAAACAAAGGACCTTATGGAAGGAGGTCATCTTACTCCACTTAAGGTTAAATGTCTAGTGCTTAAACACGAGTGGGGTACATTCGATAGTTACCACGATGAAATTGATTATTTGATCACGCATCCAAAGCGTAATAATTTAATCAAGAATCTGGTCAACGATTTGGATGGTAACACTCTAGTGCTGTTCAACTACGTAGAGCGTCACGGAGAACCTCTTTATGAGATGATAAATAATAGCACAGAGCGGAAAGTATTTTTCGTTCACGGGGGTGTGGATGTAGAAGACCGTGAGGAAGTCCGCAGGATTACGGAGTTGGAATCCAACGCTGTCATCATTGCGTCTTACGGTACGTTCTCCACGGGTATCAATATCAAAAAACTTCATAACGTTATCTTTGCGTCACCGTCCAAGTCGCGGATTCGTAACCTGCAATCCATCGGGCGTGTGTTGAGAAAGTCTAAAGACAAACACGTTGCTACTCTGTATGATATCGCTGATGATATCACACGTGGTGAGTGGAAGAATTTCACTTACAAACATTTTGAGGAGCGTGTCAGAATCTATCAAGAAGAAAGATTTGATTATGAAATTATCAAAGTCCGTTCCAAGTTTTAGCGTATGATAGATCCCTTAGCAGAACCTTTTGTCGGTGTATTAAAACTAGTCACTGGAGAAGAACTGATCTCGCTCGTCGCGTGGTCCGAGGAGGACAACGTTGTTATGTTACAGAATCCTATGTTGGTAGAAGAAGCAACATCGAAAGATGAGTTTTCTGTCATCAAAGGATTCAAACTTGACCTCTGGATAAAATCTGCTATGGATGAGGATGACTTTTTCTTAATGAATAGTGATAAGATACTAACCATTACAGAAGCAAACGAATCGATCGCGACCTTCTATCAGGAAAACATATCAATGGTTTTCCGCAAGGCAGGATCCAATCGCATCAAACCCTCACGCAATATGGGTTACTTAGGTTCAATTGATGATCACCGTAAGCTCTTTGAACGTCTCTACCGAAAGTAGCTCTGGTGTTTCTCAACAGCGACACTGTTATTATAGAGATATTTAGAGGGTCTGTCAAGCTACCCCTAGATTTGTCACCTCGTCACTTCCCTTTTACACATCTTGTGTTATAATACTCACATCGAAAGAATCACATATGGCGAAAGTTAAAACCGAGTACTACGTAAACAATAAGGAATTTCTTGCCGCCATTGTGGAGTACCGAGAGAAAGTGCATTTCGCTAAAGAAAACGAATTGCCTCGTCCTCTCCTTCCCAATTACATTGCCGAGTGTTTTCTCAAGATTGCCACTCATTTAAGTTATAAGCCTAACTTCGTGAACTATATGTTCCGTGAAGATATGGTTTGTGATGGCATTGAGAACTGTCTCCAGTATGTTGATAATTTCGATCCTGCAAAGTCCAAGAATCCTTTCGCTTACTTTACCCAGATCATCTACTACGCCTTCTTACGTAGGATTCAGAAGGAGAAAAAACAACTTGAGATCCGTAGCAAGTTAATTGAACGCTGTGGTTACTCCGAGGTGTTGCACTCTGATCGGTTTGATGGTAGTATGTCAGGGATGAACGAATCCGATTCGGGACTCAACTCCATTAAAGAAAACATTGAAATTAGAATGTCGCGATGAAGGTTGCCGTTATCACAGATCAGCACTTTGGTAGTCACAAGGGTAGTCAGATCTATCTCGATTACTACAAGAGGTTCTACGATAACGTCTTCTTCCCTTACCTGAAGAAGCATAAAATCACAACCGTTCTCGACCTTGGCGATACTTTTGACAACCGCAAGAGTATCGACTTTGTTTCTCTTGAGTGGGCAAAGGAGAACTACTATGATGTTCTCCGCGATATGGGCATTACCGTCCATACCGTAGTCGGTAACCACACCGCATATTACAAAAACACTAACAAGGTTAACACCGTTGAGTTATTGTTGAGTGAATATGATAACGTGGTAGTGTACAAGGAACCCACTGATGCCGAGATTGGTGGAACCAGTGTACTTTTTGTTCCCTGGATTTGCGCTGACAACTATGACCTGTCCATTAAGACGATTCGTAATTCCTCCTCGCGAGTTGCGATGGGTCATCTTGAGCTCAGTGGGTATCTTGCTCGCCCTGGATTCCGCTATGATAGTGGAATGGACGCTAACCTTTTTTCTGACTTTGATGTTGTCCTGAGCGGACACTTCCACCATAAGAATTCTAAGGGCAACGTTACTTACCTTGGTAACCCGTATCAGATGTACTGGAATGATCACGGTGACACCCGTGGTTTCCACATCTTTGATACAGAAACATTCAAAATTCGTATGGTTAAAAACCCATATGAAATTTTTGCAAAAATCTATTGGGATGATTCAGCAGACGCACCTGCACTGATCGAACCCAAAGATTATGCAAACAAGTATGTCAAGGTTATTGTTGAGCAAAAAACAAACTACGTAGACTTTGAGCATATGCTTAACAGTCTCTATGATGCAGGTGCTCTCGATGTAAAGGTTGTTGAGAAAGTTGGTGTGTTCGATGACCCCGAAGCGGAGGCAATCGATGTCAAAGACACACTGACTTTACTGGACGAATACCTTGACGAAGTGACGCTAGAGGTAGATAAAACCGCACTTAAGAGTTTAATGAAATCGCTATATATTGAATCCTGTGAAGTAGCGTAGTGTTTATCATCACTCTAGAAGGTCACGAAGGAGAGGGCGCTTACGCTGTTCACGATGCTGACGGCGAAAACGTCCTCTATTTGTTTGTTGACAAGGATGATGCTATGCGGTATGCTGGGTTACTGGAAGCAGATGACTTCCCTCCAATGGCAGTTACTAGTATAGAAGATCAACAGGTTATTGCTACCTGCGAGAAAGTCAACTGTCGTTATAGTATAATCACTCCTAACGATTTCGTAATCCCCCCTTCAGATAATGATCCTGTTCCAAAAGATCCGTTGGAAAAACCTCCTGAGCACGGGTGATTCTTTCACTGAGGTTGACATCACATCTGCTAGAACAAATCTGATCATTGGCACCAACGGTGCAGGTAAGTCCACAATCCTGGATGCGTTTACTTTTGGATTGTTTGGAAAACCATTCCGTAAAATTAATAAACCTCAACTAGTAAACAGTGTCAACGAAAAGGGCACCCTGGTTGAGATCGAATTCACTATCGGTCGCAAAGAGTTCTTGGTGCGACGTGGTATCAAACCAAACATCTTCGAGATCTATTGCAACGGTCAGATGTATGACCAGAATAGTTCTGCAGTAGATCAGCAGAAGAACTTCGAGCAGAACGTTCTCAAACTTAACTACAAATCTTTTACCCAAATCGTTGTCTTGGGAAGCAGTACGTTCGTACCCTTTATGCGTCTGCCCCTGGCACAGCGTAGAGAAATCATTGAAGATCTCCTAGATATTAATGTGTTCTCTTCTATGAACGAAGTCCTTAAAGTTCGTCTTAAAGAAATTAAGGATGCTGTGCGTACGCACGAACTTAACACGCAAAGTGTAAAGGAGAAGATCGAACTTCAAAAAGGTTTCATTAATAATCTGGAGGTCAAGAAGAATAAGGATATTGAGCAGAAGAAAAGTCAACTTCGTGAAGTCCTAGATCAACAGGATAATTGTCGCGCAAAAATTGTGGACGCCACACAAATGATTGCCGAGATCAATGAAAAGATTGTCGCTCTCAACAACCCCGAGAAGCGCCGCAGTGATTTGCGTGATCTGTCAATGAAGTTGAAGCGTAGGGTTACCAAGATTACTGGTGATAAAAAATTCTACGAAGACAGTGCTAACTGTCCCACTTGCAAACAGTCAATAAGTCAGGAGTTTAAGCTTGAACAAATCTCCGCACTCGATAGTAAGATCAGAGAAGTCGAGACAGCGTTTGCTGATATCGATCAACGCCTTGCTGAAGTTGTTTCACCATTAGAAGCACTGCAAGAATATACTGATGGTATCCGTCAGTGCACTGAAGTTACTTACACTCAGGAGGGGGTGATTACTACTCTAGACGGTCAGCGGAGAGTGCTGCAGCGCGAGATCAAAGATCTTGTAGACGACAGCACTTCCGTCAAAGAGGAAGCTAAGAAACTTCTCGAAATGACCGAATCTCTCAAAACCGTGACTAACTCTCTTGTAGAGTCGCGTAAGCAACTGGACCTGCATATCACCGCAGGTCTTCTCTTGAAGGACTCTGGTATTAAGACACGCATCATCAAGAAGTATCTTCCTGTGATGAATAAACTTATTAACCAGTACCTCAATAAGTTGCAATTCTTCTGTAACTTTACCTTAGATGAAGAGTTTAAGGAAGTGATGAAGTCGCGGTATATTGATGAGTTCTCTTATGAAAATTTCTCCGAAGGAGAGAAAGCTCGTATTGATATCAGTTTGCTGCTCACTTGGCGTGGTATTGCTAAGCTTAAGAATAGCGTGGATACTAACCTCCTCATTCTCGACGAGATCTTTGACGGATCTCTTGACACAGTAGGATCAGATGAGTTATCATTTATCCTCAGGACGTTTAATGATAAATCTAATGTGTATGTTATCTCACACAGAGATAACCTCACTGACAAATTCCAACGTGTGCTGCAGTTCTCCAAACCTCAAAACTTTTCCAAGTTGGAAGTTTTGGAAGCAGGTGGTCCACAATCTATACCTCAAGGAGAATAATGGTTTCTGAACAAGTAAAACAATCCCTCGAAGAAGCATCGCACCACTTGCGCGAAGCACTTGCATTTGCAGCACGATCGGAAAGTCCTTTTGTTGTTAAGAGTATTGGAGAGATGATCTTCAACGCTGAGCATATCCAAGAGGTAGATGAACTCTTGCACAGTCTTGACGACGACGATGTTTGATTATCTTCCAGTATTTGCAACCCCATTTTTTAAAGGGCATCTTGAGGTTCCTCAGGGTGCTCTAATTTATTGGGAAGAGATGGCCGCGACTGAAGGTCGCAACAAATCTAATCGTGGTGGATGGCAATCTAAAGAATGCATTGGTGGACCGTTTGCTATAGAGTTGCAAACTTATCTTCAGAAAGCATTCCCGAACTTTGATGTTGCATCGATGTGGGTCAACGTCAACCGTCCTGGTGATGAGAATGTTCCTCACATACATCCTGGTTCGGACCTCGCCTTTGCCTGGTACCTGACAGACTCCGAGGGATTAAAGGTACAGAATCCAAATATATTCCAACAGTTTAATCTTCTTCGCGAGTTTTCGCATCGAGAAGGAAACGTATATGAATCGATCGATTTTAATTTTGCTGCAGGAGACATCGTAGTCTTCCCCTCTCACTGCGTGCATAGTGTCAATCCGAATAGTGGCACAACAAATCGCGTATCGATGTCGGGTAACCTAAAATGGAATCCAAGAACAGCGGAGACCAATGCAACAGCAAATCAAGGGCAACTTAGCCAAGCTCTTAGCGAGTGAGAACCTTCTGGTTCAGCACAAGGCAGTCAAGACTGCTTCCTTTGATGTTCACAACCGTGTTCTGACGCTGCCCATCTGGAACGGTCTGTCCAACACCGTATACGATCTCTTGGTAGGTCACGAGGTTGGACACGCCCTGTTCACTCCTGACCGTGATATGACTGACCTTGGTGCTCCCAAGGATTATGTGAACGTCACTGAGGACGTACGCATCGAAAAACTGATGAAGCGTAAGTACCTGGGTCTCCGCAAAGATTTCTGGAATGGGTACCGCGAACTGCATCAGAAAGATTTCTTTAGCGTCCTTGGTGTTGACCTAGACGAGATGTCCCTTGCTGACCGTGTAAACCTGCACTTCAAAATCGGTCACTTTATCGAGATCGCTTTCGATGGTGCTGAACTGGAACTGATCTCGGAGATCGAATCTGCTGAGACTTTTGAAGATGCTGTAGAAGCAGCGAAGAAAATGTACGCTCTGCACCAGGAGCAGAAGCAGCAGGAGCAACTCCCTGTACCTCCTAGCAGCAGTCCTGACGGTCGTCAGGGTGATACCACCCCTCAGGACTCCTCAGAGGACGCTGAGGACCAGCAGGAGGGCGATGCTGACGGCGAAGGTGAGGAGACCCTAGGTGATGGTTCTTGCGGTTCCTACGGTCTCGATGAGGACACTGTGGAAACTGCTGAAGCTTTTGACAATGCTCTCAAGGATCGTGCTTCTGATAACAAGTACGATGAAAATGTCATCATTGAATATCCTAAGGTCTCTCTTGATCAGCTTGTTGTTAGCAACCAGAAGTTCCTTGAGTATTGCCGTGACCACTACAAGTTGCGTGATGATTATGTTGTCGAATCTGCTAGCAGTGAGTTCTTGAAGTATCGCAAGTCTGCTGCACGTGAGGTAAACTATCTCGTCAAGGAATTTGAGTGCAAGAAGTCTGCTGCAGCATATGCTCGTTCTAGCACTGCCCGCACTGGAGTTCTTGATACCGCTAAACTCCACACGTTCAAATACAACGAAGATCTTTTCAAGAAGATCACCATCACTCCTGATGGTAAGAATCACGGTTTGGTTGCTTTGGTTGACTGGTCTGGTTCTATCGGTAACGTTTGTTATGCGATGGTCAAGCAACTTCTGAACATCGCTTGGTTCTGTCGCAAAGCACAGATTCCTTTCAATGCATATCTGTTTACAACTGAGTGTCCTAACGAGAATAAGATTTCTCGTGACGAACCTCTGAAGTTTGCTTTCGGGGATTCTTTCTCTCTGATCAACGTCATCACAACTGATCTTCCCGCACGACAGTTTGAGGAGCAGCTGCGGTATCTGTTCTATCTCGGTGCATTCTTCAGTAGCTACAATGCCAACAGCGTGTTCCCTTATGCACGTCAACTGTCAATTCCTTTCGGAATGTCTCTCGGTGGTACCCCGCTGAACGATGGAATCGTAGCGATGCACACTGTGCTGCCTTGGTTCCGTAAGAAGTATGGTGTAGAGAAACTGAATCTGATTGTCTTGACTGACGGTGAAGCAAATGCTGGTGGTTTCACTACAGAAAATCGTGCGTACCAAGATCCTGGTCGCTTCTATTGCCGCCAGTTGGAAGGTCGCGCACAACTTCGTAACCGTAAACTGGGTATTGTTTATCCTTGTTTTAATCAGGGATACCTTGGTAACACTGCAATCTTCATCGAAGATCTTAAGAATACTTTCCCAGGTATGAACGTGGTATGCTTCCGTCTGGTTGAAACTCGTGACGTTGCTGGATGGTGTCGTGCTGCCCAACATCACATTGTTATTAATGATCTTGATGTTTTCCGTAAGAAAGTACAGAAAGACAAAACAACTGTTTTCAATAATGTACTTGGTTATGACGCCTTTTATCTTATAACTACTAAGTCACTCACTTTGGATACTGATTTTGTTGTCGATGACAACGCTAGTAAAACTCAGATCCGTTCCGCCTTTAAGAAATCTCTGGGCAACAAAGCAGTGAACAAGAAAATCCTGTCGTCATTCGTCTCTATGGTCAGTTGAGCATCTGTCCACATATGGGTGGCGAGACCACCCTCTTCCCTTATAATAGTTTCATACAACACAAGGCACAATGAACATCGTCTCTGATCTCCGCGACCAGTATGGTACTGAGATTACCGCTACTGAAGTCAAGAAGTATGCACGTGAGGCAGGTGTTTCTTACCCTACCATCACTCGCAAACTTGAGCAATATAAAGTCAAGCGTGGTACTTGGAACCTGACTGTAACTGAAGCACGTGAGCAGTTTGAGCACCAGATTCAACTGCCTGCTGCTAACCAAGAGAAGCAAGGTCTGGTTCCTACCACGGACAGTAACTTTGTTCCCTTCGGTAACTTCAACCGTATCAAAAAAATCCTGAAGTCTAATCTCTTCTACCCTCTGTTCATCACTGGTCTATCTGGTAACGGCAAGACTTTCGGTGTTGAGCAAGCTTGCGCACAACTTAACCGTGAACTAATTCGTGTCAACATTACTATCGAAACTGACGAAGACGATCTCATCGGTGGTTTCAGGTTGGTTGACGGTAATACTGTTTGGCACAACGGTCCTGTTGTCGATGCTCTGGAGAGGGGTTCTGTTCTCCTGCTTGACGAGATTGACCTCGCTTCTAACAAAATTCTGTGCCTTCAGAGCATCCTTGAAGGCAAAGGGGTGTTCCTCAAAAAAATCGGACGTTGGGTCTCTCCTGCTAAAGGGTTCACGGTGGTTGCTACCGCTAACACGAAAGGTAAGGGTTCTGATGACGGTCGGTTTGTGGGCACGAATGTCCTCAACGAAGCGTTCCTGGAAAGATTCCCGCTGACCTTCGAGCAAGAGTATCCTTCTATTGCTGTTGAGCAAAAGATCCTGAACAAGATCTGTAGTGATGAAGAATTCACTAAGCGTCTTGCTGACTGGGCTGACATCATCCGCAAGACTTTCTATGATGGTGGTATCGATGAGTTGATCTCTACCCGTCGCCTGGTGCACATTGTGCAGGCATTCAATATCTTTAACGATCGCTTGGAAGCAGTGCAACTGTGTCTGAATCGTTTCGATGATGAAACCAAGCAGGCATTCCTGGACCTGTACTCCAAGGTTGACGACAAAGTTGAACTTGAGGATGACACTGTTGAGGTTTACAATGGGGCGTGATATAATCGAACTACCTACATCCTTTACACACAAACCTCCCAATGGATACCGATACGAGGTCATTCGCAAAAATGCTTCTCTACTTGCAATTTGGTCTGTTTGCAACCCTGGGTATGTTTATAATGACGGCGCTGACGTTCGTTGTATCTGGGGATTCTACAAACCCAAGTCAGACACCTACTACAGTCCAGTCAACTCAAAAAAAGTCGGCAACACCATAAAATTTGAAGACACTACGCCTTACACGGCGATGCCTAAACCCAAGGTCAAAATTTCTATCCTTGATTTTTTACAATGAACAAATACAATGAAAAACAAATTCTCGATGAAGTACGTGACTACATCATTGGCACTTACCAGCAACATTATTCATCTGGTAATGACCAGATCCAAACCCTGGATCTGATTGAAGCTTGTGGTGATGCAGAAGCATTCTGCCGCAGCAACATCCTGAAGTATGCCTCTCGTTATGATAAGAAGGGCACTGCACGTCGTGACATTATGAAGATCCTGCACTATGCTGTTCTTCTAATGCATTTCAGCGACAAGACCGACGTAACCGAGACCTATCCTCAATGACTGTAGTACCTCTTTCTGTACAAACTATTGAAATCCTGAAGAACTTTTCCACGATCAATACCAGCATCGTGGTCAAGGCAGGTAACGAACTCAAGACCATCAGCAATGCTGAGAACATCTTTGCGCAAGCAACAGTAGAAGAAACTTTTCCTCGCGACTTCGCAATCTATGACCTCAGTCAGTTCATCGTTGGTCTTAGTTTGTTTGAGAGTCCTGTACTTCACTTCGACAACGATAATTATGTCACTATCCGTGACAGCAACAAAGGTCGTCGCGTAAAGTATTACTTCTCGAATCCTGAAATTACGATGAAGGCATCGCCTGATCGTGAAATCAAATTCCCTGGTGGCAACATTAACTTTGACGTTACCTTCGATAACATTGCGGCTCTTCTTAAGGCATCCGCTGTATACGGTCTCCCTGATCTTACTGTTGTCAGTGAGCAGGATACTGTCACCCTCCAAGTCCGCGACAAGGAAGATGACACATCAAACTCGTATGATCAGGTCGTCACAGGATCATCCGACGATGAGTATGCTCTGGACTTTAAAGTGGAGAACCTCCGACTCTACTCAGGTGTGAAGACTGGAACTGATGGTGACTACAGCGTCAGTGTTTCCAATCGTTACATTTCCGAGTGGACTCACAAATCTATTGGACTAAAATACTTCATCGCTCTTGAACCCTAAAGGACCTTTGATTCCTGTCCTTATGTTTCTGGGTGTCATCTTTGCCACCCTGAGCGTAATTGTTGCAGGATACTTTCACGGACATATGTCAGTGCAAACAGTCTGGCATAACTTGCACAACTTTAATTGATTATGAAAAAATTCCTTTGGGTCGAACAATACCGTCCGACAAAAGTTGCAGATTGCATCCTGCCTGCTAACCTAAAGAAAACTTTTCAGGAGTTTGTAGATGCAGGAGAATTTCCGAACCTCCTTCTTTCGGGGTCTGCTGGTGTGGGCAAGACGACGATTGCTCGTGCTCTTTGTGATGAGTTGGGTGTTAGCTCCATTGTTATTAACGGTTCTGATGAGGGACGATATCTCGACACCGTACGGACACGAGTTAAAACATTTGCGTCCACGATCTCGCTGACTGGTAGCACACATAAGTGTGTCATCATCGATGAAGCAGATAATATGACACCTGATGTGCAGGCACAACTGCGTGCTGCCATCGAAGAGTTTCAAAACAACTGTAGGTTTATCTTTACTTGTAACTACAAGAACAAGATTATGCCTGCTCTGCAGTCACGCTGTTCTGTCTTTGACTTCACCGTTAAGAAAGAAGAGAAGATGGAATTGCAAGGTCAGTTCTTCTTACGTGTGAAGCAGATCCTGAAAGAAAATGCTGTCACCGCACCTGATAAAGTTCTGGTCAAACTGGTGCAGAAGCACTATCCTGACTGGCGTCGCTGCTTGAATGAACTCCAGCGACACGCTGCTAGCGGTGAAATAGATAGTGGTATCTTGGTGGATATCGCTGACTTGGACATCACTTCGCTGGTCAAGGCGCTGAAGAACAAAGAATTCAACACTGTTCGTCAGTGGGTGGTGGAGAATCTTGACAACGATCCCAATATGATCTTGCGCAAGGTTTACGATGTACTCTTAAATACCCTTGTCGGAAAATCTGTGCCGCAATTGGTGTTGATCATCGGTGAGTATCAGTACAAAACTGCATTTGTTGCTGACCAAGAAATCAACCTGCTTGCTTGTATGACACAGATTATGGTGGAGTGTGAATTCAAATGACATTACCTAAAGAACGCGAGATTGCTAGAGAGCGTCACTACGATTGTGAGAGTCTGATGGACCTCACACGTACCTATAAAGTGGACGTGAACTTCCGTGGTGTGCTTGGTGAAGCAAAGTCTTGCTACGATCTGTGGAAGGGCAGCATCTCTAATATGTCTAAGATGGCAATGAGTGCTGAGTCTGTAGACGACAGTGATTGGGATATGACGTTGAGCAAGAACGCTTACAACATCATCTGTCTGTCTTCTACGCTTCCTAATTTTTACGAACTGTGGAACCAAATGTTTCGACAGATTCGTTCTCACCCAGAACTGAAAACAAAACCTCTGTGGATTCACGCCTGGTTGAATGTGCACCGTCAGGAAGATCTTGGCAGACTTTCTCTTGGTTGGCACAACCACAGTTACTGCAGGTATCACGGTTTCGTGCACCTCAGCGACAAAGCAACAGATACTGTATTCGCTGATCACATTCCCACATCAAATGAGGAGCGTGATGATATTACTCAGTGGTATCTGGAAGATGCTAACGATCGCGATGAGCATCCTCTGAATAAAGAAGGCATCACCCGTGTGATTCCTAACGAGCAGGGACTCCACTACATTGGTCCTGGTCCCCTGCTGCACCGTGTTGTACCGAAACCTTTCAAAGGCATCCGTTGCAGCATCGGGTATGATATCATTGATGATCTGAACTGGTTAGCAATGGAGGATTGTAGTTCCGACAAGGGCGTGTGCCAAGCGTACCCCGTCTTTGAACGTAACATTGACATCTTCAATACCAAACTGGTACCTATTCCTTATTATGAGTAAAAAGTTCAAGACACCTCTGCGTTACCCTGGTGGTAAATCACGTGCTACTAAGTTCCTTCTCGATTACATTCCTGAGAAGTTTGATGCTTACACTGAGGGTTTCCTTGGTGGTGGTTCTATGGCGATTGCTCTTGCACGTCGCAACCCCAGTCTCAAGATTACTGTCAGTGATCTTTACTATCCCCTCTATTGTTTTTGGTTGACGCTGAGGGACGAAGGTCCTCGGTTGCAGTCACATCTGTTCAGCATCAAACAGGCTCTGTCTGACTACGAAGACAAGGATGATGTTATCAAAGCACACCGTGCGGCATTTGTGAAAGCAAAGGAGCAACTGCAGGAGAATCCTGGTGTTTACGAGAACGCTCTTAACTTCTATATCTGCAACAAATGTAGTTTCTCTGGTCTGAGTGAGAACAGTTCTTTCTCGGGGCAAGCATCTCAGTCTAACTTCAGCAACAACGGTATCTCCTCACTGATCTTCTATCATCAGATGATCCAGCGGTGGGACATCAGGAACGATGACTATGCTGACGTTATCGACGTGGATGCATTCAACTTCCTAGACCCTCCGTACGCTATCAAGGACAACCTGTACGGGTCCAAGGGTGACCTGCATAAGCAGTTCGACCATCAGCGTATGGCAGACCTCCTGAAGGACTTCAGGGGGCGCACAATGATCACCTACAACTCCTGCCAGGAAGTAGAAGATCTCTATCCCACCTTCGCTAAACTGCAGTGGGATCTTACCTATACGATGCGGTCCACCTCTACCTATGGTGCTGACCAAGACAAGCGTAAAGAATTACTGCTTGTTAATTATTCTATAGATAATAGTAGCAATCTCTGGTACAAATAATGGGAAACATTATCGCTCGCGCCGCAGGTGGTCGCGCACAGATTGTTGACACCTCAGCTGGTGTCCTCCAGACCTTTGGGGTCGATGTACAAAACGCACTTATTCAAGGAGACGAAGTAGTTGTCACTCTCACTAACGGAAAAACCCAAATCTATCGATTCAACTCTAGTGGACGAACAGTCTTCGGACCAGTCCGTACGTTTTGAACTTCCACCTGCTGCTAAGTGGGTTACGAACTGGGCATACTACGAAGGCGAAGAACGTCTAGGTCAAGTCCGTTTCTTTAAGACACGATTCGGTTTGCATAGTAGTGTCAGTGAAGAAACTACCACGGGTAAAACTGTTATCACTGGTCTTCACCTGCAGGACGTTATCGAAATGACCTACTGGCATCTTAAGTGGGCAGAAGATGGTTACGATGGTGAACAAGCTGTGTTCGATGGTGTTGTCGGTGGCAAGCTCTGATGGAACTAAAGGATTACCTGTACTCAATCAACCAGTCTAAAAAAGACATCTGGGATCCCGACGATCACAAAAACTATCCACCCTTTGTGATCAATCGCTGCCTGTCAGGTCATCTTGACTGCATTCTTCACGCTAATGAGATGAATTTTCATCAGCACCTGGATAAGAAGATGCAGTATGACTACTATATAAATACTCTGAGACCGAGGAAGCGTTTCTCTCCCTGGTTGAAACAGTCAAAACTTGATGATCTTGATGCGGTAAAAATTTACTATGGTTATAGTAATGAAAAAGCTCGCCAAGCCCTGCAGGTGTTGACCACCTCTCAGATATCTGAGATTAAAACCCTAATTGATACTGGTGGCAGTAAATGAGCGAAGAATTTGTGGAATGGAACGAGAACCATATGGTCGAAGTTGTTCTCAAGGAACCTGATGATTTTTTGAAGGTTCGTGAGACTCTGACCCGTATTGGTGTTGCTTCTCGTAAGGAAAAAAAGATTTATCAATCTTGTCACATCTTGCATAAACGTGGCAAGTATTATATTGTTCATTTCAAGGAGTTGTTTGCCCTGGATGGCAAGCAAACGAACCTGAGTATGAATGATATTCAGCGTCGCAACCGTATTATTCAACTCTTGGTTGATTGGGGACTGGTTACTATCTGTGCTGTTAGTCAGGAAAAGATTGCTAACGTTGCACCTCTAAATCAAATTAAAGTGCTCGCTTTTAAAGAAAAGAGTGAGTGGATCTTAGAATCTAAGTACAATATCGGAAAGAAAAAAACTCCTGAATCTTAATTATGCTTACCTTAGATAATGATTTCAAGGGAAGGATTATTTTTCCCAGTGAACTTGAAACACTATTTGAACTGAACCCTAATCGTAAGGAATACATCGGTTCGATCAGTAAAGATTTTCCTGAGGCACGTTATGTTGCTGTGGAAAATGCTCTTATGAATCCTTATGATGTCAGAGATTTTCTGATCAACTCGGCATACATTGCTGGCACTAACAATCTTGTTCCCGACAAGACTGGTGCTCCTGGTATGCAGCAACCTATTGCTAACGAGTGGATGAAACCATACGTGCAGTATCTGCGCGATATGCTTTTCAAAAAGAAGATCACGTCACGTAACATCCAGTGGCAGGATTTCTGTTGCTATTGTAACGTGTTCTGGAGGGATATGAAGGCGATTGATTCTAACTATCGTCCTCACGTTGACCCTGGTGACTTTGCATTCAACTTGTTTCTTTCTGACGATATGCACGAGGATGATGGCACTGCTATCTTCTCTATTAATGTCGAAGGTCAGAAGTGGTTGGACGTGAGGGAGATGGAGAAGAAGTCTGGTCTGCGTCCTTCCACGATCTCACAGGTAATGGACATCAACAGGATCGGAGCGGGCATCCCTGACGATTGGGTGTGGTTCACTGGTGATGAAGTCTATAACCTGGAAGGCGTCGTCCCAGGCGGTTTTAACTGCATCTCAGGGTATCGTGGATCTATGTTCCACACTGCTAACTACAACCCTGCCTGGTACCCTGAAGGTCACGTCCGCTATTCCCTAGTTTCTATGCTCGCCCTGTCGCTGCCACCTGCAGGAAAGAGTGCTTTTATCAGTGAAAAACCTAAACAATGAGTAAAGTAAGAGTTTTATACGAAGACTGTGATCCTTCTAAAGCAGAAGACAAATCACTTCCGAACACTGCGTACATTGTAACTTACTACGAGAACGGTCAGAAAAAATATGACATCGCTGTTTGTAGTAAAAAAGTAGATCTGTTTGATCATTATTGGGACAAGTATCGTAAAGATTTTCTACGATTCGATCAGACTGAAGGTAGAGCAAACCCCAAACTCTGGTCTCCCCCTAAATAGTTCGTCGCCTTTTCGTGCGCGACACGCTACATACGGAATATACGCTACATTGGACGGGTTACCACACCCGTCTTTTTTTGTGTAGTGTTATAATTAGTACTGTTGGAGGTTTTGGTTCGACAGAACCCCTTCAACGCCAAAGGTTGCCTTCGGGGACCACACAACACAAACTCGCTTTAAAGGAGCTACGAAGATGAACAGAGTCGTAAGGTACACTGCTGCCGATATGCCAGAACTGATGGATAAGATCCTTAAGTATTCTATTGGTGCTGAGGATTGGTTTGAAAGAGTCGGCGCACTGCACGAGACTACTAAAAATTATCCGCCTTATAATGTTATTCACGAATCAAATGTGAAACAGGTGGTTGAAATCGCACTTGCTGGTTTCAAGAAAGCGGAAGTCTTTGTCTACACCGAACACGGTAAACTTTTTGTCGAAGGACAGAAAGAAGATAAAGAAACTGATGTGAATTATTCTCATAAGGGCATTGCCCAACGTAGCTTCACCCGATCCTGGACCCTAACAGAAGATTGGAGAGTGGATGATGTTCAATTTGAAGATGGTCTCCTGAGAATTGAACTGCAAAAAGTTGTCCCCGAGCACTTCCAGCGCCAGGATTTCCTCTAAATACTAAGACTCCCTGCGTGCCACACTGGACCCCTTGACTTCGGTCGGGGGGTCCTTTATAATGACCTTGACCTAGTAACTATTATGTCCGTACAACTGCTCCTGATGAAGTCTGGTGAGGACGTGATCGCTGACGTGTATGAAATGCGTCCAGATGGCGAGAACGGTCCTACTGGATACATTCTTCGCGACCCCCAGATCGTGAAGATTATGAAGAATATGGAGGATCCTGAGAAAGGTCCTAACGTTCTCTTTGAAAACTGGGCACCCCTTGCTGCAGAGCGTCGATTCCTGATTCGGGAGTCTTCTTTTATTACTATTACGATGCCGATCGAAGCATTGGCAAAACACTTTATCGAACGTTTTGGTGAAACCGATGAACAACTTGAATCTGCAAGTGCTGCTACTCAAGAACGACAAGGTATTATTAAGCCAGATTGAGGAGACTGCAGCGGAACTCCCTGGTGAGCCTGATGTCCTTCTGGTCAAACCCTATGAGTTGGACGAAGACGGTAACTTGACACGGCTCCTCAAGGATGTTACCATACAAGATGAGATGATGATCCACAGCGATTCGATTCTCACCATTGTCGAACCAAACGAGTACCTAGTCAAAGCATACAATGAGATTCTACAAGAACGTTGATCAAGTCGGTGATCGCATTCTTGTTCGTGGTTATGACGGACACCAAGAGGTCCGTATTCGTGATGAATTCTATCCTACATTGTATGTGAAGTCTAATAAGGGCGGAACAGGATACACCACACTTGAGGGTGAACCTGTCCGCCCTATTCAACCTGGAGGCATCCGTGACTGCAGAGAATTCTGCAAACGTTATGAAGATGTCGAAGGGTTTACTGTGTATGGTAATCAGGCATACTTGTATCAATGGATCAGTGACAACTTCCCTGGTGAAGTTGATTACGATCCTAGTAAGATCCGTGTGTTCACGATCGATATCGAAACCGCAGCAGAGAATGGATTCCCAGACATTGAATCTGCTGATCAGGAGATCTTGCTGATCACCGTCAAGGACAGTTTTACAGGGATCTATCACGTATGGGGTTCACGCCCCTACAAGACCTCTAAGGCGGAAGTGAACTACACACACTGTGCTGATGAGCAGGAACTACTCAAGATGTACCTCGCTTGGTGGACCGAGAATTATCCTGACGTTATTACAGGTTGGAACGTACAACTGTTCGACGTTCCCTATATCTGCAACCGTCTTGCTCGTATTCTTGGAGACAAGACTACGAAACTCTTTTCACCTTGGAAACTTCTCAGTTCCCGTGAAATTAATATCCAAGGACGTAAGAACATCTCTTTTGATGTTTCTGGGATTACTGTGCTGGACTACCTGGATTTGTATAGGAAGTTTACTTATACAAACCAGGAGTCTTACCGACTCGACCATATCGCTTTTGTAGAACTTGGTCAACAAAAACTCGATCACAGCGAGTACGATACCTTCAAACAGTTCTACACAAACGATTGGAAAAAGTTCGTGGACTACAACATCCACGACGTGCGTCTTGTCGATCAACTTGAAGACAAGATGAAGTTGATGGATCTCGCATTCACTTTGGCATATGATGCTAAGGTAAACCTGGAGGACGTGTTCTCTCAGGTAAGAGTGTGGGATGCCATCATCTACAACTATCTGCGTAAGAGGAACATTGCTATTCCTCCTAAGATTAAGCAAGAGAAGTCTGTTCAATATGCTGGTGCATACGTTAAGGAACCTGTCCCAGGAATCTATGACTGGGTTGTAAACTTTGACCTTAACTCTCTGTACCCGCACTTGATTATGCAGTACAACATCTCTCCTGAGACCCTGGTCGATGAGAGACATCCTAAAGCATCGGTTGATCGTATCCTCAACCGTGACTTTATAACTAATGAAGACTACGCCTGTTGTGCAAACGGTGCTATGTACCGTAAGGATGTGCGTGGTTTCCTTCCCGAACTTATGGAGAAAATCTATGATGAACGAAAGGTTTACAAGCGTAAGATGCTGGATGCAAAACAAGAATACGAAGCATCTCCGTCCGATTCACTTCAAAAGACCATTTCTAGATACAACAACTTCCAGATGGCAAGGAAGATTCAACTCAACTCTGCCTATGGTGCCATCGGAAACCAATACTTCAGGTATTACAAGTTGGCAAATGCTGAGGCGATTACTCTCAGCGGTCAAGTCTCGATTAGGTGGATTGAAGGCGAAGTAAATTCGTATCTAAATACCGTTTTGCAAACGAAAGGTGTAGATTATGTTATCGCATCAGATACTGATTCGATCTATCTTAATCTTGGACCTCTTGTTACTAAATTTTTTAGTAATAAGTCTGGCGATAAAGCAGCAATTGTTTCTATACTTGATAAGATCTGCCAGGAGAAACTGGAACCTTTTATTGAACGTTCATATCAAGAGCTTGCAACGTACGTTTCGGCATACGACCAAAAAATGCAAATGAAGCGTGAGAACATCGCTGACCGTGGCATCTGGACCGCGAAAAAGCGATACATTCTCAACGTGTGGAACAGCGAAGGTGTTGCATATGCTGAACCCAAGATGAAGATTATGGGTTTGGAGACAGCACGCTCCTCTGTTCCTCAGTTCTTTAGAGATCGACTGAAGAAAGCGTTCCGTTTAATTATGTCGTCTGATAACGATACAGTTATTGACTACATTGCTAAGTGCAAGAAAGAAACACGTAAAGCAAATCTTGCTGAGGTTGCTTTCCCTCGTGGTTGTAATAACATTGGTAATTATACACACCCTCCTACTATCTACAAGAAGGGTTGTCCCATTCACGTGCGTGGTGCCTTGTTATACAATCACTATATCAAAAAACATAAGATCGAAAACAAACACGCACGTATTCAGGAAGGTGAAAAGATTAAATTCATCTACCTGAGAGAACCGAATCCTATACAGGAGAACGTGATCTCGTTCTTCCAAGACCTACCTAGTGAGTTCGGTCTTGAGAAGTATATTGATTTTGACAAACAATTTGAAAAAGCGTTCTACGAACCCCTCCGTACTGTGCTAGAATGCATCGGTTGGAAAGCAGAACGCACTGGTAGTCTTATGGAGTTTTTCTGATGTCTTTTCTAAACAGCGTTATCAAGGAGCTTGGTAATGAACACGCTACAGTTGTCTCTGACGGTGTTGCTGCAGGTGACATTGCTGGGTGGGTTGACACTGGGTCTTATATTTTTAACGCCCTCGTTAGTGGTTCTATTTTTGGAGGTCTTCCCTCTAATAAAGTCACGGCCTTGGCAGGAGAATCAAGCACGGGAAAGACTTTTTTTGCTCTCAGCGTCATTCGCCATTTCCTTGATAGTAATCCTACAGGCAACGTCATTTATTTCGAGTCTGAGTCTGCTATCTCCAAGGATATGATGGCAGAACGCGGCATTGATATCAATCGTGTCGGACTTGTTCCTGTCGTTACTGTCCAGCAGTTCCGTACGCAGGCAATGAAGATTGTCAGCGAATACGAAAAATTGCCTGAGAAAGAAAGGGTCCCCATCTTTATGGTCCTAGATAGTCTTGGTAACCTTTCTACCTCTAAGGAGATGGAAGATTCCGCAGCAGGAAAAGACACCCGTGATATGACTCGCGCCCAAGTGGTTAAGTCTATCTTCCGTGTCCTGACGCTAAATCTAGGTCGAGCGAATATACCACTGCTGGTTACCAACCACACCTACGAGGTTGTGGGTGCCTATGTTCCTACTAAGGAGATGGGTGGTGGAACAGGTCTCAAGTACGCTGCTTCTAACATTATTTTCCTATCGAAGGCGAAGGAAAAGGACGGTACCGAAGTTGTTGGCAATATCATTACTGCCACGAATCGTAAGTCCCGATTCACAAAAGAAAACTGCAAAGTAAAAACACGACTCTTCTATGACGAACGAGGTCTGGATCGTTACTACGGTCTCCTGGAACTTGGCGAAGCATATGGTGTCTTTGAAAGAGTAGGCAATCGCTACAAAGTTAACGGTTCTTCCGTTTACCCCAAACAGATTCTTGCCGACCCCGAAAAGTATTTCACCCCTGAGGTAATGCAAGCCCTTGATGAATGCGCTGCCAAGGAGTTTAAGTACGGTAATGAATGAGCGTGTAGAACAAACAATCTTGCGGAATCTCTTCAGAGATGAGGAGTATTTCCGCAAGGTCTTACCTTTTATTAAATCTGAATATTATGAAGAACTTAACGAGAAGCTCATTTTTGAGGAAATCGGAAAATTCGCTGCTAAGTATGACCGTCTCCCGACCACGGAGGTTGTTCTTATTGAAATCGAACGACGGGACGACGTTTCTGATCAGACGTTTAGTGAAGTCCGAAGTATCTGTAAATCTTTCTCGGATGTAACCGAGGATCCTACAAAAGATTGGTTGATCGATGCCACCGAGAAGTGGTGTAAAGATCGTGCCATCTATCTCGCTCTTATGGCGAGCATCAAACTTGCTGACGGCAAGGATGAGAAGCAGTCTAGAGACGCTATCCCTGAGATCCTGAAGGAAGCACTCTCCGTATCCTTTGACGATCACATTGGTCACGATTATCTCGATGACTATCAAGAACGTTTCGACTTCTATACTCAAGACGAGGAAAAACTTCCCTTCGATCTTGATCTCTTTAACAAAATTACTAAGGGTGGTATCCCCAACAAAACTCTGAACGTTGCCTTGGCAGGTACAGGTGTTGGTAAGTCACTCTTTATGTGTCACTGTGCAGCAGCGTTCCTTGCTCAGGGAAAGAACGTCCTGTATGTTACACTGGAGATGTCTGAGGAAAAGATCGCAGAACGTATCGATGCGAATCTCCTTAACATCAACATCAAAGACATCGCTGAACTTCCACGGATGATCTTTGAATCTAAAGTTGCTGACCTGTCACGCAAGACAGAGGGTAAACTTATTATCAAGGAATACCCTACAGCATCTGCTCACGTCGGACACTTTCGTTCGCTTCTGAATGAACTGGCACTAAAGAAATCTTTCTCGCCAGACATTATCTTTATCGATTATCTAAACATCTGTGCATCATCGAGGTATAAGGGGGCTATTGTTAACTCCTACACGTACGTTAAGGCGATTGCGGAGGAACTTCGTGGTCTCGCTGTTGAGTCTGATGTACCAATTGTCTCTGCTACTCAGACTACTCGTGCTGGTTTTGGGAATAGCGACGTTGATCTTACCGACACTTCTGAGTCTTTTGGTCTACCCGCTACTGCAGATTTTATGTTTGCTCTTATTAGTACTGAAGAACTTGAAGCGCAGAATCAAATTATGGTCAAGCAGCTCAAGAACAGATACAATGACCTCACAATGCATAGACGCTTCACCATCGGTATTGACAGATCCAAAATGAAGCTGTATGATGTGTTGCAAGAACAGGACTCCGAGTCCACTGCTAAGGAGTTAAACTTCCAACCCGATTTCTCTAAAGAATCTCAATCTAAATTCGCTGACTTTATTGTATGATTACCGTCCCCGCTGAAGAACGTAAAGTTGACTTTACTAAGTACGCTTCTTTTGTTAACGAAGTAACTTCGTATCCTTCGCAGAAGAACTCAGAATTTATTCGCCGCATCAACGATCTTGACGAGCAAGGTATTCCTCTCGCACGTCTCTTGACTGCTGCTATTGGTATCTCTGCTGAAGGTGGTGAGTTTACCGAGATCGTGAAGAAGGTTGCCTTCCAAGGCAAGGATCTCAGTGCTGATGCAAAACTGCATATGATCAAGGAACTGGGTGATGTGATGTGGTACATCACACAAGCGTGTATCGCTCTCGATGTGTCCCTTGACCACATTCTCGCACAGAATATGATTAAACTCTTGTCGCGTTATCCTGAAGGCACCTTCGATGTGTACTATTCTGAAAACCGCAAGGAAGGTGACATCTGATGATCGAACTTGAACTTACCCCTGAGATGGCAGTGTCTGTTATGCAGGCACTGATCCAAGAAGAAAAAGGTTTCACTAAGGATGAGAGAACTTGTCCGCTGCGCATCAAAAAAATCCGTGAAGTGATCGGACAACTTGATGCCAAACTTGACGTTTATTACGAAGAACAAAAATGAGAGATGCAATCATTGCTGGAGCACTGTTAGGTGCCCTCCACGGTGCAACAGTCCCAGTCCTTGCTGACGATTCTAAGATCACCAAGGGTTACCATAGTGCGGATGCAATGGGTTGTATGCTCTTGCAGGAGTGTACTGATGGTGTTCAGAGGATCTATGATACTGGTGATCTCCGTCGGGCATTTCCTGGTTCCAACTGGGATCCTATCGAAGATGAGTTCGATAAGATTATGACCTCTTTCGGCAAGATCGGAACGAATGTTTATCTTGCACCACCTAAGTATTTTCCCCCTGGACATCGCGGTGTTTATCATACTGTTAGCAATCATTTTTATCTCAACAAGGATCACGTCAGTCGTCCACACATCCTGATGAGTGTCACACGCCACGAAGGTTGGCACGCTGCTCAAGATTGTATGGCGGGTTCTATCAAGAACAAGATGATTGCTATCATTATGCCTGAAGAGTCTGTGCCTACAATCTGGCGGGTGATGGCGGAGCGTACATATCCTGAGCACGCTGTACCCTGGGAAGCGGAAGCTGGTTGGGCAGGACGCACTGAGAAGATGACACAGAAAGCACTCGAATCTTGTGCTCGTGGCACTATGTGGACAGATTACGAACCGACCCCTCTAACCCGAAAGTGGTTGGAAGAAAACGGACACCTGTGATAGACTAAAGACCTTCCGATAA